GATTAAGGATTCGTCCTTCGCTTTTCTTTGCTGAAAGTTACGAAGGGCTACGGAGAAAGGAGATTGGCTGATGGCAACTATAAAGAAAAATTGGGCTTCACAGAGTCAAATTGAGGGTACTGGAGATGGTTATACGACACTTTCTGGTACGACCGAGGAATATTCTGCCGATGTTGACCTCGAAACAAATGGTTATGAGGGCGCCCACGTAACTGTCGAAATTGACTATGATGACACTCCAACAGATGAGGTTAAAATCAAATTGTATGGCTCTCTTGATGGTACTAATTATGACGATACACCTATATGGGAAATGCAGGGGGACAAGAGTCAAGACCCGCAGCAGTTGAGTTTCATTATTAAAGACCTTGCACACTTTAGGCTTGGTTTTCAGCAGACAGGTTCAACAAACAGCCACAATGTGAGAGCATACCAGCAATCCTGGAATTACACGAGTGCGTAGGAAATTGAAATGAATGAAGAACAGAAAAACGAATGTCTCGAATTACTGAAGGAAGCAAAAAATATATTGGTTGAATTAAGAGACGCTGCTTTGCCTTTTATATCTGGTGATATTGTTGATGAAACGAGCGGAACAATTTCACTTATGAAAAGCTTGGGAGAAAAAATAGAAAAGGTAGATGAATTTATAGGGAACTAAAAAATGGCGGATATTCATATTGGTAAAATTGCTCAATCGGAAACAGGAAAAGGTAAGGCACAGCTTATTTATCACATTCCAATAGATACGCCAAAGGCTGGAATCGTGCCGACATCGGAAAGCTCAATAGCGAGCCGGCTTGAACAATCTGAGCTTGATGCTTTGGCTGCCGGTGAGTTGGTTGAGCTTTCAAAAGATATAGCAATACAGAACAGCGATACACAATCCACAGTTGTTGTTGCGATTAAGAAAAACTGGCAAAGTGAGAAAACACAATATAACGAACAGTATAACTTCGAGCATAAATTTTACGGGGTAACACTAAGTGCCAGTACTTAAACCAGTAAGAGGAATACGACTAAATAAAAGCCATCCGTTTGCCCGCGGCCTTGTTGGTTATTGGCTATTCAACGAAGGCTCAGGCAATAAAGTCTTTGATTTGAGCGGGAACGGAAACGGGAACGGAAACGAAGGAGTACTTATAGCAGATACTCATTGGGTTCCTGGCAAGTTTGGTTCTGCTTTGGATTTTGATGGTATAGGAGATTATGTTGATACAGGAATAAGAACAAATTATGGTAAAAAGGTTACTTTTGTTACTTGGGTTAATTTTGATGATAATCAAGTAAGAGGCCAGATAATCAGTTCACTATATTGGACTGATAACGAGTTTGTGTTCCAAGAACACAATGGTGCAGACAACCAATTTTTATTTGGTTTAGGTTTAAACAAATATGTTACGTGGGTAGTTCCTTTTGACATAACATCCACGTGGGTTAGTTTAATAGTTGTAATTGATACAACACAGGCTGCAAATGCGGACAAATTAAAGTTATATGCTAATGGTGTTCTTGTCGCTCAAGCTACCTTTACCGGTATTACTACCGAAGATGTAGAGGCTGCCAGTAATAATATTTTAATAGGAAATAGCCTCAACGGTCAAATAGACCACGTGCCTATCTATAACCGCATCCTATCCGCTTCTGAAATAGCCCAACTCTACCGAGAACCGTTCTGTATGTTTGAGAGAGGGATAAATCAGGTTTTGCTTTATACCGAAGTAGGAGGTGTGAATTATGAGGATTTGTTATTAGGTGTTTCCGTTAGTGCATCAGTTGCAAAAACAGACGAGCAGCAAATGGTAGATACTGAAAAGGCAGTTGGCATTACAGGCTCGGTTACTAAGATTGATAACCAGCAAATGATGGATACGAATAAAGCCATTACATTTGCAGCTTCTATTTCCGAAACGGATACACAACAAATGGTAGATACAAGTTTGGGTGTTACCGTAGCTGCATCTCTTGGTATTTCAGATAACCAACAGATGGTAGATACGAATAAGACAGTTACGTTTGCAGCGGGTGTCTCTGTTGCAGATACTCGGCAAATGTTTGATACGAATTTAGACGTTACTATGGTCGCAAGTATAAACGAAGTAGATACCCAGCAGATGTTGGATACTGTTTTGGGTGTTACCTTTGCAGCAAATGTGTCTGAAATTGATATGCAACAGATGAAAGATTTATTGAAAGCCATAACATTTGCAGCCTCTTGTGGTATAGAGACTGAAGTTTATTATGATGCAAGTGCTGCGGTATTTGCAATGTTTGCATTCGTGGTATTGCGACAACATACAAGTTAAGGAGTTTGAATAATGGATGAATCTAAACGCCAACAGCAGCGGGAAGATAGATTAAAAAGGGATAAGGATGATATTGAATTAGTCTCGAAATTCAAAAGGTTGATAAAGGTTGACCAGAAGCCGGGCAGTGATTCCGATATGATTAGGTGCTCTAAATGTGAAAGGGCTATGGGTATTAAGAAGTGGGCGAGGCTGGCTACGAAGGAAAAGATTGTTTGCCCTGGTTGCGGTGTTGAATACAAACCAGGGATTAAAGTCAATATAGTTTTGAAAGAGAAGAGTAAATTCAAAATCGATAGTGTTGGGGTTGATAAAAGTAAAGCCTCGGTTATAACAGACCCTGATGGTGTTAAGCATTACAAAGAAACAGTTAATGTCAAAGTTAGCCCAGTGGTCGCTAAAAATTAAAGGAGGTGCATTATGCCTAATGATGTAGTTGAAGAAGGATTGGAATATATACTTGAAACAGCATTTACCGAAGTTCAAAATGTCCCTGCAAATTTTTATATGGGATTATGTGAGGATGAGGTTTTGGAGACCGATGGATTGGCAGATTTAACTGAACTTGCGGTAGCCGATGGGTATGCTCGGCAGACCATTGCTTCGGACGATACTGATTTTACCGAAGCGGCTACAGGTACTAATGATAGGAAGGTAACTACATCTACCGAGACGTTCACAGCTACCGGTGCTTGGAATGGTGCTTTATATGCTTTTCTTGGGACTACGGTTGATGATACAGGGAAATTGATTTGTGGTGCTGAACTTTCCACCGAACGGTTTTTGCAAAATGGAGATACGCTTCAGGTGAGTTTTGTAATAACATTAACAGGATGATAAAATGCAAATAGCATTTCCAGGACAGGCTAACGTACTATTCCTGCCTCTTGTGGCAAAAGCTGATGGTACGCCTATTGTTGCCGGTACGGTAAATTTTTATCTTGTAGCCCTAACCGGAGCAAATGCAGGTAAATGGTATCGAGATGCTGATGATAGTTGGCAGGTAGCCGAGGCTTTATGTGGTACGGGCACACATAAAGCAAGAGGGCATTGGTTTATTTCAGTATCTACCGATGCCTGGATAGATGAGGTTCTATATTTATTATATGCCAATGAGAACGGAGATTTAAGCATACCTGTCGATGCCCCTGTATGGTGCAATACACTTGAACAAATGCAGAAGGCCGACAGGATTATTGATACGACTGCGACTCCCTGGAAGGTAAATTATAAAAATAAGGATACCGGTGCTGTGATTCTTACTCAGACTATGAAAAATACTGATGGTGAGAATATTACTACGAAAGCTAATATTTTAGGTGCGTTAGAAAAGGAATGAAAATATCTATAGACCAAATAAAAAGAATGGGTAAGCCGATTGCTTTGTACAAGCCGCTCGGTTCGGAGCAGAAGGCTTTTCATAAATCACCTGCTTCGTTCAAATGGTTATTTGGTGGTAATCAGAGTAGTAAGACGTACACTAATATGATGGATTTAGCTTTGCTTGTTCAGGATTTTCATCCTGTCCATTATTGTCCTAAAGGAGTGCATTGGGCCGCCATTGAGAGTTGGGAACAGGCAAGGGATATTCTCTGGGAGAGTAATTTGAAGAGGTTTATCCCCGCCCACGCTATTTATAATATTGATTATGGGCAGCAGAAAGTACCCAAAAGAATTTTCTTTAAGAATGGACATAAGCTGGAATTTAAGGCTTTCAATCAAGGCAGGGAGCAATTTCAAGGTAGAGCGGTAGATTCAATCCATTGTGATGAGCAGTGCCACCACGATTTTATGGGTATTTTTAACGAGATGCAGGCAAGGCTACTGGCAAAGAATGGGTACTTGAGTTGGGGGATGACTCCAATTGTACCCCAGCCTGAATTGGAGGAGAGAATAGAAGACTTGCCTGACACTGATGAGATATTTCAAATTGATTTGAATGATAACCGTATAAGCAGGGGAGGGTATATTCCAGATGAGCGTATTGACCAAATGATTGCTGAATGGCCTGATGAAACTCGAGCTACAAGAGTTAGAGGTGAATTTGCAAGTTTCTATGGAGCGGTTTTCAAAACGTATAATCGAAAGATACATGTTATCAATCCGTTCAAGATTCCGAAGGATTGGCGAAAATACCGGAGTTTCGATTTCGGTTTTACGAATCCCTTTGTCTGTCTATGGCTCGCTCAGGATAAGGACGATAATTGGTATGTCTATCGTGAATATTACCAGGCGCAAACGGGCATACAGGAGCATATAAGGATGGTGAAGAAGTTAAGTGAGGATGAAAAATATGCAGCCTCTTATGCTGACCCCGAGAATGCTGAGGATAGAAACGAGATGCGAAAGGCAGGAATCCCGACTGTTATGGCAAGGAAGGATGTGGCGAAGGGGATTGAGCTTATACAAAGTAAACTGAAAGTTAAGGAAAATGGTAAGTCAAGTTTATTTATTTTTAAAACATGTAGAAATACAGCCAGGGAGATTTCGATTTACCATTATCCGAAAGGGACTAATCTGAATAACCCAAAGGATATACCGGTACAGAAAGACGACCATACAGTGGATGCTCTGCGGTATGTGATTTACACGACAGAGAAACCAAGAAAGAAGGGTTATGTATATGCAGCGTAATCTAATGTTATCAAAGGCGCGTGGTGAAGGTAGGGGTGTTGGTGGGCCGGCTCAGGGGGATGGCGGTGCAAAGTATTGTGTCTGTCCTAAATGTGGGCATAGTGAAAAGCATACAGAAAAAGGTACTCCCTGCATTAAAATCAAGTGCCCTAAATGTGGAACTATGATGAAAGGTTCTGATACATCTAAAGCAATCCAAAAGCCCTACCCCAATTATCACGCTGCGAGGGTGAAAAGCCCTGGGCTATTTGCAAGGATACGTGTTATGGAGACGAGCAAGGAGGGTATTATGTTTTACGGCGGCCCTTTGAAAACCAAGCCAGGGGGTGGGGCGCAGTTACAGGCAATTAGATTTCCAAAGGATAAGTTTACTGCCTCCGAAGCTAAAAAATGGCTTAAAGACCATAAGCAGAAGTACATATTATTCGAGCCTGCAATAAAGAAAAGTATGTGGCCGTCAATTTCGGAAAGAACAATAAATGTCTAAAAAGAAGATAAAAAAAGGCAGGGTATTTGTACATACCTCAAAAGGTGTTTTTCCTTACGAGTTATTTAAGAGGGAAGAAAAGACAAGTTCCAAGCAGCTTGCAGAGATGCAGCAGTGGATGACCGATAATGATTTGGTGCCCGTACCTTATTCCCCCACCGCTCTTTTTGTATTATATGAATCCAATACGACTTTCTATCGTTGTGTAAATCAGCTTGCTTCAGATGTTGCAGGTCTTGGCTGGAAAATACATCTTCGGGACGACCAGAAGGATAATGAGACGGAATTGGAAAGAATCAATGAACTTTTGAAACCCAATAAGGATGGTGATGAGTTTCGTTCCATATTGAAAATGCTTCTGATTGATTGGGGTGTTATCGGCTGGTTCGGTATTGAGGTCGCAAGAAATAATAAGGGCGATATAGCGGATATATACCACGTGCCTGCACATACTTTGAGGGTGCACAAAGATAAGATAAAATTCTGCCAGTCCAGAAATGGCAAGAAAGTGTGGTTCAAGAGATTTGGGGATACCGGTAATATTTCGTCCAAAGATGGTAAGAAAATTATAGGCAGGAGTAAAGACAAAGCCAATGAATTGATATACTATAAGAATTATTACCCTAAATCTGATTATTATGGTGTTCCGAATGTCATTTCTGCGATTGGTGATGTGGTGGGTTTGATAGGTTTGCGTGATTACAATTTGGCATTCTTCGAGAATTATGGGATACCCGCCGCCTTGATTACACTGGAGGGGGATTGGGAGGAAGGTTCAGATAAAAAGGTAAGTGATTTTCTAAACAAGGAAATTAAGGGTACCGACAATGCACATCGGACTATGGTTGTAATGTCGGGGGAAAGTGGAAAGGAAGGTGCCAACACATTTCATTATCAAAAACTCGGTACGGAAGTAAAAGAGGGCAGTTTTAGGCTATACGAACAGGGACGCAAAGAGGCTGTTATGATAGCCTACTCAATGCCACCCGAAAGAATTGGGGTGCAAAGAAAAGTAGGCAGTCTTGGTGGCAACGTTGCAGAGGAATCTACCAAGATATATGTCCAAAGTGTGGTTGAACCTTTACAATTGGATTTGGAAGAAATCATAAACAACAAGCTCTTGCAATCCGAAATATACGAATTCAAATTCAACGATATAGACCTTCGTGATTACGATGCCTTGGCCGACAGGCTTATTAAGCAAGTTGGCATTGCTATAAAAACACCTAACGAGGCAAGAAACGAGATGGGTTTGTCACCCTATGCTGAAGGTGATAAGTTTTATATACAATCAACTCTTGTACCTGCGGGTGAACCGGAGCCGGATGATAAGTTCGCAAAAGAAATCGAGGATTTGCGAGAGGAATTGATAGATAATGTCTGAAACCAAAATACAAGTTGCTCTCAATAATCTTGCAACCAGGAATGAGAGGATTCTCCAGCCTGTTTTGCGGAAGTGGTTCTTCTTTATGAAGAAGCAGATTCTATATGATTTATCAGCGAAGTTTAAAAAGGACATTACGTCTGAACTGACGGATTGGGAATTGATTGAAGGTGAGGGTATAAAGATAATCAAACCTGCTGCGATAAAAATATTCGAGTCGGGTGCAAACCGTGCTTACAAACAGTTGGCTATTGCGGGCAGCTTTGATATTATAAATATCCCAGCGGTTAGGGCAGTCAATAAATTCTGTGCTAAACTCGTGAAGGATGTTACTGCGGGAACTAAAAAAGGTATTCGTACTTTCATTCGTCACGGAATAAAAGAAGGTATGCCAATGCCTAAAATAGCCAGAAAATTACGGCCCCTTGTTGGACTTACTGATAGACAGACGGATTCGATTATAAACTTTCGTAAGATACTTGAGGGGAAACGCCCTGATTTATCTGCTGCACAAGTTGACAGGCGTGTAGGGATACAGACAAATAAGGTTCATCGCAGGCGTATGGAGAATATTGCAAGGACAGAAACAGCAGGGGCACAAAACATAGGATACTGTCAGGGGCTTGAAGAAATTGGAGTTGAGCAATCAGAGTTCAGTGCTTCAGCAGGTGCGTGTGAATTGTGTACATCCTTGGATGGAAAAAGATATCCAATTAGTGGGGCTGCTTGGGTAATACCTGGCGAAACTCATCCGAATTGTCGTTGTGCAATGCTTCCAGTAATAGGCAATAAAACGATTACTGGGGATTTGAAACATACTCCCTCAGAATTATCGGGAGCGAAAACTGGAGTAATATAAAATGAGAATAGAGGAAGTAGCCAAACAGCGTCTCGCAAATGCGACTGATTTGGAACTAAAGCAACTCAAGTACAAGTTCACAAAGTTTTGGGATAGACATTTCAAGAATAACAACAGGGATATGGTCGGTACTTTTACCCGCAGCGGCTTTATTGGTAAATACAGATTGCTCCTGAAGGAAATGGATTCCTCCAAACGGAGTTTGGAGCATAGTACTTGTGATATAGACAGGAAAGCATTCAAGCAGAGTATGGAAGTGAAGCAAGCAGGGATTGACGTTGGTCAACTGGGTCGGGTTATTACACATAGGAACTATGTTCTTCTCGACAAGGATTTCGCCAAGGCGGATGAGATAAAAATTACTATACAATCCAAAGGCGAACCCGACCAGTTATTAGAAGATGAAATATCCAAGATGCTTGGTGAGCAGTTTGACAAGCCCTGTACTTTCATATATCAAACCAATTTTGAAGGAAATTGTATTCCGTTATTTCACAAGGTTCTATCACCATCTACAAAAATAGAAAAGATAGAATTGAAAAGAAAAAAAAAGGAAACGGAGATTGAAAAGGATATTGAGATTATTCCAATCGAAAAGGGGGACGAGCATATTGTATATGGTATTGTTTATGAGCCTGATACCAAGGATGCTCAGGGGGACGAGGCAAATGCAGAAGAGATACAGAAGGCTGCTTATGATTTTATGGAGCACGTCCAGACTTTTAAGGTTATGCACAAAGGTAATAGAGTCAAGGTAAGGATATTGGAAAACTATATCGCTCCTGTTGATTTTACAATCAAGAAACGTAAAGTCAAGAAAGGTTCGTGGATATTGGTTACGAGAATCCTTGACAAGAAATTGTGGGCAGAAATAAAAGCTGGCAAACTCACAGGATATAGTATGGCAGGTTATGCTCAGGTTGGATAAAAAGGAGAAATGCTATGCCAAAACCAAAACACGGAAAATTAAAAAATATAAAGATTAACGAAGTATCAATGGTTGATTTGCCTGCAAATAAACTTCCATTCTTGTTTTTCAAGAATGATGGAGGCAAGCGAATTGAACTTTTGGGCAAGAAAAAGAAAGTTAGTATCAACATAGAAAGTGATGGTACAAGAAAAGGAACCGAAATAACAATCAATGGAGACAAGTTAAGTGAAATACGGGATTTCAGTTTTTATTTTTATGGAAATGATGCACAATCTCCGGTTTCATGCTCTTATACTAAATTTGTTGAAACTGAAGATAGTTTCAAACGTACCGAAACTTTTTATCTATCAAAAGGAGAAAATATTATGACTAAAGAAATGTTAAAAGCGTTGCAGGATTATCTTGGAACGGAAGACATCGACTTCGAGAAAAAAGTTGACGAGGAAGTTATTTGGAAAGCTCTGGAGCTTATAACCAAAGAGTACAAAGAAGATTTTCCCGAAGACTTGGATGAAGCTATCGGTGTCCTGGCTAAATGTGCCAGTGGTGGTTATCAGGTAAAGAAAGAGGAAGGCCTTGAAAAAGCAGGTGCAAAGTTCTCAAAGGACGTTCTTGCAAAACTGAAGGCTGTTCTTGTCTCTGTAGAGGCTCTTAAATCAATACTGCCTGATATGGAATCTACTAAGAAATCGGACGATGGCAATGTCGATGAGCTTACCGAACAGCTAACCGAACTGAAGGAGGCTATTGCTAAAATGACCAAGTCTTCGGATTCGGAAAAGAAAGATAAGCTCACTGGGATGATAGATGACGTAAAAAAGCGGATTGAAGTTCTGGAAAAGGGTGGCGCCACCAAAAAAAGCATCGCCGGCCAAGATGATGACGATGATGATGTGCCTAAAGGGGCTGGCGAGAATGGTGAAGTTCTCTGGACATCTTTTCAAACGGAGAACAAGTAAGTATTGTT